GCGGTATGGGTCGCTGGTATTTGACGTTGCCGGGCTGACTGATGACGTTGGGGCGCTGCAAACAGACCTTGCAAGCCTGTCGGCAGATGTGGTCGAGATCGACAACACACTGGCCACGTTGCATCCGCTACATGCGAAGGTCGCGGAGATTGGCTCGCGGGGCGACTCTCCGCTGCTGCACACACCGGACGCCGCGCGGTTCGGATACCTGAATGACCGGGTGGGCGCTGCGGAGGAAAGCATTGCGGACGTTGCCGCTGATGTGGCGGCGATTGGCGACCCGTTACTGGCCTACTCCGCATTGCCAGACAAGGCGGCAATTGCCGCGCTGTCGATTGATCTGGACACGCACACGCACACTGCAAGCGATGTGACAGACTTTGATTCTGCGGTAGCGGCAACGCCATCGGTAACAGCGAACACTGCGAAAGTATCGAACGCGACACACACCGGAGACGTAACCGGCGCAACTACTCTCACCATTGCAAATAACGCGGTGACGAACGCAAAAGCCGCAAACATGGCGGTGAACACGGTCAAGGGGCGCATCACATCTGGCACAGGTGACCCCGAGGACTTGACCGCCACGCAAGTCAGGACGCTGATAGATTTTGACACCGAGGTAAGCAATAACGCCGATGTGGTTGCGAATGCTGCCGCAATTGTGGGGCTGGACAACACGGTAGCGACGCTGCATCCGCTGCACGCCAAAGTTGCTGACGTTAGTTTGAAAGCAGTCGAGGCAAGCGATAACGCGCTGCTATCGCTTACTGCGGCTCCGGTTGCTGCAAGACTTGGCGCACTGTCCGATCAAGTGACGGCAACCAATATTTTAGCCTTCCCCGGCCCTGACGCTGCGCGATATTCCGCCCTTGTCGAGCAACTGAAAGACGAAGTGCAAAACCTGCGCGTCGAGATAGCCGCGCTATACAGTGACCGCGCCAAGTTGGCGCATTTAGATAATCGTGTAAACGATATGGAGTTAGTATCATGGCTGTAAGTCTCGTAGCAATCGCATCAAACGATCAAGTAACTGCAGTCGGCGACAGCGGAACCACTACCGACACCCTTTACACCTCCACGGGTGTTACCACGCAGATCAACGCTATCACCGTGACGAACACCAGCACGAGCCAGGTCTGGATGAGTTTCTGGATTCTGCCGTCAGGCGTTGCGGCGTCATCTGTTCCGGCAACGTGGACGCAGGCAATACCGGCTGGTGCGGGTGGCACTCTGGACGCTGCCGCAATCGTCTCCGGACTGCTCGGCCATATCATCCCGGTGGGTGGTACGCTGAAATGCGACGCGGGTACGACTAACGTCTGCCACGTCTCTGCGTCCGGTATTAGCGTTTCCTGATGCCGGGCGACGTAGGCCGCTTCGCCGCGCTGCAGGACCGCCTCGCCAAGGCGGTGTTCCTGGGGCCGGAGCTGTTACGCAATCCGAATTTTATCGGGGGCATAACGGGTGGCTGGACGAACGGCGCGGGCTGGTCTTCGGCGGGGTCTATCCTGACCGCGGCGACGGTTTCAACTGCGCTAACGCAAACGGCGAGCAGCAGCATTATGGTCGTCGGGAAAACGTACCGGGTGTGTTATCAAATCGTGACACGGACAGCGGGTGATATCCGCTTTCAGTTCACGGGCGGCGCGAACGACAACGCCACGGTGCGCGACTCGGTAGGCGTATGGAGCGAGGACATCACCATCACGCAGACCATCACCAGCGTGAGAATGATCAACGGCGGGACCGCATTTAGCGGGACACTGTGCAACATCTCGGTGCGCGAAGTGCTTTCGATATGATTTACCGCACGACTGATTTCAGGAGTTAAAAATGGGTTTCCTCTCAGATATAAGCGACAGCATTACCGGCAAGGGTGCCCAGAGGGCCGCTAAAGACGCTGGCCGAATGATGCAACAGACTGCCGAGGAAGGGGCGAACCTCACTTCGCGGATGTATGACGACTATTCCGGCAAGCTAAACCCCTATGCCGAAGTCGGTGCCGGTGGCCTTGCGGGGATGCAGGCGGGCGCGGCTGACAGCAGTTACCAAAACTCTGTTGCCGGGTTGATGCGTATTGCCAATACGCCTTATCAGCAGACGCCGGGGTTTCAGGACGCATCGCGGGCAATGTCGCGGCAGGTGATGAGCAACAACGCGGCAAGGGGTAAACTTGGAAGTGGGAATACCCTCATGGACCTCTTTAGAGAGAACGCCATGCTAGGCGAGGACTTGAAAAACTCCGCATTTACCCGAGGGTTGAACACCGCGCAGTTTAATGAAAATTCACTGAATAACCGATTCAACCGCTATGGATCGCTTGCTGATATGGGGTTCAACGCAGTGAACAACAAAGCGACTTTGGGAAGCAACGCGGTGGCCAATATCAACAATCTCAGAACAGGCGGCACTGCTGCGAACGCTGCCGGATTGATTGGCGCGCAAAATGCACGGGATGCGGGCGTGGGCAATATGATTGCCTTGGCTTCGATGGCTAGCGGGTTTATTCCTTCGGGCGCAGGACCGGCTACCACGGCGGCAGCAAACAGCACGCTACAGCCGATAACATCAACCGGCGTTCGCCGCCCGATGCGCTGAGGAGTCACTTGTATGGCAGGTAACGCACTAATCCCCTTAATGGGCGAACCGATGAACCTTGCCCGGTCTGTAACGGGCGGGGCCATTGCCGGCAATCAACTACTGCAACTGTCGGAGGACCGCAAGAACGCCCCTATGTTGCGCGAAGCTGCACAAATGCAGATGGAGTCAGGCAAGATCAAGCTATCCAAGGAAAAAGCCATTGAGCAACTCAGAAACGCCGCTATTGATGGCTCCTACATCCGCAGAGACTTGGCAAGCGGCGACCTGAACACCGCTATATCACGCATGGAACAGCGCAACCGGCGCATCATGGAATCGGGCGGGGACAATCAGCATACGCAGCAGTGGCTATCCGCGCTGTCATCCCGCGACCCTGCACAGATTGAGGCAGTCGCGGCAGAGATGGCCGAAATTGAGAGGGCGTATCAGACGTATGGCGGGGGCAGTGGCGGTGGATTGTCAGCAGCAGAGCGCGAGTTTGAAGCAATGACTGCCGGAATGTCGCCGCAGGACAAGGAAAAGGCGCGCCGCATCACATTGGGCCTTGACCCCAGGGCCATGGGTTCATCTTCAATCACAATCGCACAGCATGGGCTTACGGACCCTGTAGCGGCATCGCAGGGCGTTATTGCCGGTAGTGTGGCAGGTGCGCAGCAGGGCCAAAAGGCGGCTTATGCAGACGACATCGCGGCAAATACGGCTATTGGTGCTCAGGCGGCTGAATCCGGCGCTATGGGCGGTCCGTCAGCAGCAGACATAGCAGGTCAGATAGCGCAAGCCAAAGAGGAAGCCAAGCGCGAAGGGGAAATTGCTACCACGCAGCGATTAAACGCCGTGGCGCTTGACGTGTATAACACTGGCATGACTGGATTGAAAAACGCACTTGCAGGGACTACTACCGGCCCGGTAGTTGGAAGAATGCCAGCCGTTACAGCCAATCAGCAGATTGCTGAAGGCGCTATTGCATCAGTTGCCCCGGTACTTAAGCAAATGTTCAGGTCGGCAGGTGAAGGCGTGTTCACAGACAAAGATCAACAGTTGTTGATTGAGATGATACCAAAACGAACAGACCATCCAGAAGCGCGCGCGGCGAAGATGGCAGGTATTGATGCCATCGTGAATGCGAAGCTCGGTGGTGCAGGTAATGATGCTGACCCACTAGGTTTGCGCTAATGAATATCACTGAAATCAGGGAGAAGTATCCGCAGTACAGCGACTTGCCGGATGACCAGTTGGCCAATGGTTTGCACTCAAAGTATTACAGTGACATTCCTTATGATCAGTTTGCCGCCAAGATTGGGCTTGGTGAGCAACCGACAACGGAACAGTCAGAAGCACAGCAGCCCGATTCTCTCCTGAAAAACACCCGAGATGTGGCAGGCGAATTTGCAGCAGGCGCTAACCGCGCTGTAGTGGGCGCTCTGGACTTCATTGGGCCGGATACCATTAACGCCGGATTGCGTCTTGCAGGTTCAGATAAACAAGTCCCAACATTGCGCGAACTGATGCAGCCTACAGGCATTGAAGGCGGGTTTATGGAGCCGGGAACAGCGCGGAACGCGGTGGCCGCTGCCGGTGAAGTCCTGCCGGGCGCTGTTGCTGTTGGGCAGGGGCTTAGAATGGCGGCTTCACGGCTCCCTGCCGCATTTGCAGGCGAGTCTGCCGGTACTGGTGTGCTTAGAGAAATGGGGCGCTCCACAGCCACACAGGACGCCATAGCAGGCAGTTTGTCGGGTGCCGGTGGCGCAGTGGGGGAATCAATCGACGGTGAACGAGGGCGGCTTGTCGGCTCTGTGCTGGCACCATTGGCGGCAGCTCCATTCCTTGGCGTTCAGTCTGTGGCATCACGAGCAAGACGCGGGACTATTCCGGCAGCGGAAGCGGAACTGATTGACCAAGGGCGGGCGGCAGGTATTCCTATGCTCACGTCTGACGTGATGCCGCCAACAACCTTCCCCGGCAGGATCGCGCAGCAAACAGCGGAGAAAATACCCGTAGCCGGTACTGCACCTGTACGCCAAGCGCAGCAGCAAATGCGGATAGAAGCCGTTGACAGGGTGGCTAACCGATACGGCGAGTTCAGCTATGACGCCATTATTGCCAGCCTGAGAGCGCAGCGGGACAGGGTTAAGAATGCTGCCGGTGCTGTTTTGCAGCGAACCGGAACTAGGCTTGATAGCCAAGGTAACGTTAATCTTGCCAATACCGTCCCTGCTATTAACCAAGCGCGGCGCGAACTGTTGAAACCTGGGGTTATTCCTTCGGCCAATGCCGCAGATGATCTAGATCAACTTATCGGCGCTTTGGGTACTCCGCAGACATTCACCACCCTGAAAGAAAACCGCACCGCGTTCAGGGAAATTGTGGACTCCACCGACAACGCAGACCGCAGCCAGCTAACCTCGCGGGCGAAAGCATTGCTTCAGGATGTGTATGCTGGCATGACGCGGGATATGGAGGATTTTGCGAGGGCCAATCTTAATCCTCGACAATTTACCCAATGGCAGCGGGCTAACTCGGTTTACGCTGACCAAGCGCGGGTAATGACCCGCAGCAAGCTGAAAAACGTGCTCGACAAGGGTGATGTAACACCGGAATCAGTAAAAAATATGCTGTTCAGCCAAAACCCTTCGGAACAGCGACTGCTTTATGCCTCCATGACCAATGAAGGCAGGGCAAATGCGCGATCTGCAATTGTGTCGAAAATTATCAATGACCTGAACCGCAGGGCATCAGGGGTAAGCCCTAATTCCTTTGCTAGCGAACTGAGGAAATACAATAACCAAATAGGCGTATTTTTCAGGGGCGGCGAGCGCAGGCAACTGGAAGGACTTGGGCGGGTATTGGATGCGACGAGGCGGGCGCAGGATGCGTCTGTGACCACGCCAACGGGTCAGCAGTTGATAGGCGGGTTATCTATCACAGGCTTATACCTCGACCCAGTAGCGACACTAGGAACGGCAGGGACAGTAGGAGGATTAGCACGGCTGTACGAGTCTGCGCCTGTTCGTAGCGCATTACTGCGGCTCGGTTCAATGCCTCCTGACTCAAGTCGCTATGCTCAGTCGGTGCTGAACGCGCAGATAGCAATAAACGCCGCCATTGAGAAAGAGCGCGGCCAATCGGCTGAAAAATAACCATGAATATAATGAAAATGTTCATCGCCAAACCATAGCACAGCGCCCCAATTGTTGAAACACGGAGTTTAATCATGGCCTACCGCCAAGCCTCTACCTTTGTCCCTCAGTACGTCGATGCCAACGGCGTTCCTCTGAACAGCGGAACTATCTCCGCATTTCTGGCCGGGACGACCACAGCTACCCCGATGTATTCAGATATTGATGGCACATCCGCAGGCGCAATAATCACCCTGAATGCCATTGGGATGCCCGAGGTCAGCGGCAACACGATAATGATCTGGCTGGACACGGCCATTGATTATAAATTCGTGCTCAAGGATTCAAGCGGTGTGGCTATCTGGACGATTGATGATATCGGCGTTGAGGACGCCAATATTTACGGGCAGTTGTACAGTTCAGGAAACGCCACGGCAGATGCGTCTGTTACGGCTACACCGTCTAGGGTGGTAGAGGGCTGGACCGCTAACGGCTCAAGCAACCTGATTACCCCAAGCTATGCGGCGGGGACGCTGACGGTTCTTGCTGGTGGCGGCGGGACGTACCGGGTTAGCTGTCATTTCGGGTGGTCAGGTACAGCGAGCAAGTTGTGGACATTTTACCTGTACAAGAACACTGCAACGCCTTTCGGTGAGGCCGGTAGTGCTACGGAATCATTAGGCATTCCATCGCAGTTTGTAACTGCTTTCGGTGGCTGTGTTTCGCTCGCAGCCGGTGACACGGTGAGCCTGTACGTCAAATCTACCGATGGCGGGACTTCGTTCACGATGGCCTATGGTGAGCTATTCATGGAGCGGATCGGCGCGTAATGGACTCCGAGGCACTCGACTGCTTGCAGCGAATAGCCTTGGCGCTTGAGTCAATGAACCGGCATCTATTCCAGATCAACGAAATGATTCAGGACGCTGTTGAAGCGCAGGCCGAGGAGGAATAAATGGACTGGAAGCAAACACTGGCCACCGTTGCACCGGCTATCGCTACGGCGCTAGGAGGGCCGCTGGCGGGCGTTGCGGTATCAATGGCTGGCAAGGCCATAGGTTTAGGCGACGGAGCCACAGAGAGTGATGTAGAGGCCGCTGTGCTATCCGGCAACCCCGATGTGCTTGTGCGGTTAAGGGAAGTGAATACGCAGTTTGAGCGTGATATGAAGGCGCTGGATATTGATTTAGAGCGCATCCACGCCGGGGACCGTGACTCTGCCCGCAAGATGGCGATAGCCCAAGGGACGATTATTCAGGCGGTTCTATCGGCCATCCTTGGCTTTGGCTTTGCCTATGTCCTGCTGAGTATTTTCGAGGGCAGATTCAGCATTGACCCCGCCATGCACGATATCGCCATTTATGCACTTGGCACACTGAATACCCTCCTTGTTCAAGTGTTCAACTTCTGGTTCGGCTCAAGCCAGGGAAGCAAGACAAAGTCCGACTCAATGGCAAAGGCATTGAACAAGTGAGGGGCGCCAAAGCAGCAGCGTTCATCGTGCTCGCCGCAGTCTCTGTCATCATCATATCCATCGTTTGGGCTATTTCGGCATTGATCGCATCGTTATAACAGGGGTTCCGCATGAAATACATCGTTGTGCATTGTTCAGATAGCCCGCAGGGCCGGGGAGATACCGCCGCAACAATTCATGCGTGGCATCTTCAGCGCGGGTGGGCGGGCATTGGATACCACTACGTTCTGTTGGAAGATGGAACCCGCCAAGCGGGAAGGCCAGAATATTGGACGGGATCGCACGTCAAAGACCATAACACCAAAACCATCGGCATTTGTCTCATAGGTCGCGAGACTTTCACGCCTGAGCAATACAGCGAACTGGTTCACTTGTTACGCGAGCTGAAAACGCGCTACCCGGCTGCTAAAATTGTCGGGCATTACCAGCTCGACAGCGGCAAGACATGCCCCAATTTTGACGTTCCTGCGTTTATCAAAAACCACGGCCTGTAATGGTATCAAGCGGCGTCTACGGGCTTTGCATTTTGCGCTTTTGCTTCGCTCTGTTCAGTAGCCAAGCCTAGAGCCTGCAACATCTCATCTAAAGCCGCACCAAGGTCATAGTGCAGCACTTTGTAAAACCCGATTGGCGTTTCGGGGTAGGCTTGTATATCAATCAGCGTGTCCGTTTCAATCATCTTGGCGCGGATATCCGGCTCAATTTCAAAACCAAGTGATTCCATATTTTCTAGTTCTTCTTTGATATCGACATAGATATCACGGTGCGAGTTTACGAACAGATGTACACCGCATTTGCAGTGCGCGATTATCTTTGACAGCTTATCCATTGTCATTTACTCCTGATGTTGCGGGCGCTTCATTACGCGCTGATGCTTCGGGCGATGCAGTAGGGTAGTAGTAATTGCAGCTTGCCTTCCCTTCGTCGTTAATGTCGAATGTGAACCTTGACCACGATTGCCAATAGCCTGGATTGCTGCAAAATCGCAGGCACCTGTTTTTTAACGGGCATTTGGTATTGACGCAAAGTGTTATGTCGGTCATCGCCTAATTATCTCCCTTTTAGCACATTTCTAGCACATAACCATATTGAGCACATCCTCACAATGGTTTAATCGTTGCCCGCTACCGTGGCTTTTGCGGTGCGGTAAATTTCAAGCGAGCGGTTGGCATTGCTTTCTGCCATTCGCACAGAATCTGGGTAATGCCCCTTTGACCCAAGGCAACCCGTCAGCGCCGCCAGATAAGCCCGCTGCCAAAACTCAAATTCATCAGGTGTCATTACCACCACCTCCCGACGCCATATATCCCAACCCCTATCCACACAGACACGGCCAATCCAACCCATAACAGCGAAACATCCTCACACATTTTTTACTCCTCGTTCTTCCGCGCATTCCATCGTTGTGCCGCGATAGCGTATCCCGCATCCTTGTAATCAGGGGCGTACATCCACGGTCCTTGGCTGCCGCAAGTCGCGCAGAATAAATAAACTGGGTAGCCTTCCCTGTCTTGTGTGCTGCTGCCCAATTCAATGTCTTGGGCTTCGCCGCAGAAAGGGCAGGGCTTTATCGTGTCACACATTCTCTACTCCTCCCCGCTAGCGGCGGGTGCATCGTTGTCGTAACAACCGAATTCTGTGTCGTCCAACAGCTCGGCAAGTTCGCGTATGCGTGTGCCGATCATGTCGATATTGGCGGCACACCTATACTTTTTAACACTGTCCACCGCTTCTTGCGCGGCACGAATAAGCTCGTTGTATGTTACGGGTTCGTACCCGACCAGTATTTGTGCAAGCTCGCCAATTAAGGCGTGGGCCTGTTCGTCCGTCATTACTGCCACCTAACCCTCCTCGCCCTTATGGGCAATCGTCGGCATCGCATGACCTTGCCAGCACTTGTTATCCACACCCATGTCGAACATACAGTTACACTTTGGGTATGTGCAGACCTTCGCTATCTCGCGGGCGTAGCGGGCTTCAGCCTCTACTCTTCTTCGTGGCGTAATCCAAAGTGTACCGATGTCGCACCACTGGTGTATCAACGCCTCCCGCGCCCTCGCAAGCTCCTCACGGGCAGCGGCGAGGTCGGACTGGAGTGTGGCTATTTGCTCCTGCGCGTTGTTATGCCGCTGCCACACATTTTCTCGCGCACGGCAGTGTCGGCAGATAAAATAACTGTCGCCGAAAGTGTACTCGGGGATTTCCCAATCGTGGTCACAATCACTCATTCCCCACCTCCCAAGTACCCGGCTTCGCGCAGAGCTTCATCAACCGGAATCCATTTACCATATTTTGTGGTCATCGCGGGATACGCGTCACGCGCGGCGAGCAAAGCCTCCGCCACCTTCTCCAGTGCGGCGATGCGAGAAACGCCGGTATCCAGATACGCGCCGACGCCAGCCTTGTCTCTGGGCAGCCCATTTGCAAGAATGTCGCAAACCATCTGCCGTTCTGGATCACGCATTCGGGACTGTATTGCCTGCAACTCCTTGCATCGTCTCGCATAAAATGACGCTTTTTCAGTCAGCGCCGATATCTCCTCCTGCAACCCAGCAATAACCCCATCCTGCACATTCAGGTTTTCCCACCGCTCGGCAAGGGATGTTTCGAGTGTTGCTATCTCCTCCTGCATGGCGGTGACGAATAGCGGAGTATGCTCTGATACACTCCCGCAGCACTCGTCACAGCGGATGTATGCAGTATCTGTCTCGTCCCAGTCCTCGCTGACAGTCACAATTCCGCAATTCGGGCAGTACCATTCAGTCACACATCACCCCCAAGACACACCGCCCTCAGTGCCGCGAGCTGCTGCTGTGCGCCTTCCTCTGTTGCTTGGCAGAGTCCTGATTTAAGCGCGTTATGTTCAAAAAACAGACCATCCCAACTGTCGCTGCTAACCTTCCCCGAAACAAGCCCGACGAACCAGTATATTGTTTTTAGCGGCGGCACTTCCCGCATCGGCACCGGGAACTCGTGCTTGACACCCTTCGCGTCGATGACGTGGAGCATGGCGGGGCGGCGGCGGTATTCTTTGTCGTCCCACCACGGTGGACACTGAAGCGCGCTGTATTTACCGTCGCGCCCCGTTTCCCACCCCCGCCAAGGCTCCTCGCCTTCCGGTGCCCCGCGTTCCAACCACGACAACTCCTCGCGGGCGTACTCTATGCGCTCTTTCAAATGCGGTATCATTTCTCCCCCTTGGGCTTCGGCCCTGGTTTCTGTTTAAGCGCCTCACGACGCGCCCTTGCTGCCCGTATCGCCTCCCAACTTGCGCCGGGTGCGTGGATGCTGTCACGGTTCATGCGACTCTCCATACGCGAAAACCGCCATCAACAGCGCGAACTGAATAGGCTGTTCCGTGCTTCCGTTTTTGATATGACGCTGCTTGCCCTAGCGTTATTCTGTTTCCGTTTTCAACGAAAAACGAGTCGCCAATCACCATTTGACTGAATGGATACGGGGACTCAATTTTCGAGCCAGCCATCGGAACATTCTTCTCAATCTTGTACATAACACGCCCTCTTGTAATCGGTGATGGTCATCCCAAACAGGCTGTGAAACTTACGCCCGACTGAGTTCCTCTGAGCAAACCCGCCCGCCTGAGCCAATCGCGTGGCGTCTGCGTGGGGATTCCGAGAAAGCAGGGCCAACATGCGCCCGCGCTTTTCCTGTTCAACCATCGCCCGCCACGTTGTACCCTCCCGCCGCAGCCTGCGCTGTATCACGGACACGGACGCGCATAGGCATCTAGCGCAGTCCGTCTGGCTCTTGCTGCCCATATCACCGGCTCTGAGGTACTCCGCTACTTTGTCGGTGTAGGTCATATCAGTACCGTATCGTCACGGCGGGCACCGTGCCTTTTGCGATTGCCACAATCACAGCCTGCGCGGTTGCCTTGTCAATTCCGCATTCGGCCATAAGAGCATCAGCGGCAGCGTTGTTGATTGCGGCACAGTGCTTTTTGTTGGCTTCGCGCTTCTCGGTTTCGATGCGCTCTTTTTCGATTGCGGCGAGTCGTGCGCTTTCAGCTTCGTCGGCTTTACGCTTGGTGTCGGCTTCGGCCTTGGCTACCGCTTCGGCTTTCTCGCGTTCGGCGCGGGCGGCAGCGTCTTTGGCATCCTGTTCAGCCTTTGCAGCGGCCTGCTTTTCGCGCTCGGCAGCGGCGGCAGCTTCGCGCTCGGCCTTGGCTACCGCTTCGGCGGCTTCCTGCTTTGCCTTCTCTGCGGCTTCGGCGGCAATCCTGGCTTCGCGTTCTTCGCGGGCTTTTGCTTCGGCTGCAATGCGGGCTTCCTCGGCTTCGGCTGCGGCCTTTTCTTGCGCCTCAAGACCTAACAGCATGGGTTCCAATACCTGCAAGGATTTCTCCTTGTTGAGCGCGGCAAGCGCCTGCTGATCGCCGTAGCTGTCGTCAATAACAATCGCCTTAAGTGCTGTCACGCGCTCGCGTACTAATGCGGCTGTCGGCTGGCTGTCAAACTGCGACAAATACATCAACTCCATTGCCTTAGCCAGCATCGCATCGGCAACCGCTTTAATTGCCGCTTCATGCGCTTCAATTTGAGACTTGATGCTTTCCTGAATTTCGAGCAATCCATCCTTAATGCGCTTGCGCTCGCCGTCCAGTAAATCAACCTGCGCCTTCAGCGGCTCTTTAACCGCCTTGTGTACGCGGTCAAGCTGCGCAATGGTTTTGCCGATGGCCAGCCGGTCAGATCGCGCCCGCTTATCGTCCTCAGGAACAGTTAGGTCATAGACCACGTTTTGATACCGCGCCTTGTACTCGGCCAGGTCGTGCTCAAACTGGTTAAACTCAACTACTGCGGTAGTGCCTTTTTCGATTATATCTGCTGCGTCGCTCATGCTGCTGCCTCCAATTGGCTAACGTAGTACCTGTGCTCGGTTGATAGTGCGTCAAGCAGAGCGTCTTTCTGCGCTCCTTCAAACTCGGCCATAAACTCCGCTGTTCCGTGGTCGTCGCCTGCCTCGCAGAGTGCTCGCAGATCAATAACCCATGCGTCCAGAGTGAGCCGCCCATGCTTCAGTTGGTCTTCGAAATACTTCATCATTTTCTGTTTGGTTCCGCGCTCAAACTCGCAACCCGGCAGCGATGACTTGAGGCGATCATCCTGCGATCTGTACCACAGCCAGAAATCAACAGCGTCACCTTTTGCCAATTCCAGGTAGGTGTCCGTCTGCTCCTGAGTCGGGCGCAGGTAGTCTGTCAGGCGAGCAACGGTGGGCGCATCTTCAAGCCCTTCGTGCTCATTCAGGATTTCAACCGCCCTGTCGAGGCGCTCACGCCCGCCGCTCTGCGGCCATGACTTGGAGGCGCGTTTGACCAGCGTCTTTTTGACCATCTCAAGCGGCCAGTCTTTCCAAGGGCCGTTAGCCGCCTTGCTTGTCGCCCGCACTTGTTCAATGTCTGCCATCGGCATGAAGTCAACCAGATAAGAGCCGTCTTTCAATTGGGCAACGCAGTAGCCGCCAATCAATCCATCGACCTTGCCGGCAGCGCGTTTGCCGCCTGACAGTTTTATTTCGTGAATTGGCAGCGTGACCATGTTCACCCACTTACAATCTTCATCGTCATAGACCAGCTCAGGCTTAGCCCAATTGATCGCGCCTGAATCGGTGGCCAGCTTGACCAGGCCACGGTAGCTGATATCAAGACACACTTGCGCCGCCTGCCCCTTGGCCGGTGAGCGCGGCACGAGGTACGCATGGGCAAGCGCAGGGTTAAGGCTTATGCCAATCGCCGCCACGTTCAGGATCGCAGACCGAAGCGCCGCAGGATTATTCTGCGCGGCGGTCAGCGTGTAATCGTTTTTCAGCAACTGCTGTTTAGCGAATAAGCATTCGCTTTCAAACTTGAGCGCGTAGGCGTTCTGCTTGTTAAAGTGCGGCTCAAGCGCCACCAGTTCATCGGTGATTGACGGTTGTTTTGCTACTGCATTGCTCATCGCCCCGCCCCCGTCATCTTGTCATCGCGCGTCATTTCGCGCCGGAAGTCGCCTGCCATTTCGCGCCGCTCTGCCGCCTCCTGTGATGCGAGCATCAGCTTTGTGTCGCACTGCTCTCTCAGGGCTTCCTGTGCGCGTTGCTGCTCGTTCACGGAGAGGAAGGGCAGCAAATTTTGGTTACAGCCAGGGAAGGTCAGCACCTCCAGCAGCAAATCGCCGTTGTCGCGCTCGTGAAAGGTGGCGTCTAAATCAAGTTCCACAGTTATTTTCATCCCAATACCCTCGCCATCAGAACTATCGTCGTCGCCGCCATCCCAAGTGTCAGAACGGTCAGCACCCAAACCTGCTCGCGTGTCATCTGCCTATCCGTGTGGCGGTTCATGCGACCACCTGAAAAGTCGCATCCTCAAGGCAGAAGATTTTGACCCCTGAACACATCACCGATTTGCGTATGCAGGACTGCGCGGGCATTGGTTCGTGCTCAATGTCTTCCCGGTCGCCGAAGTGTTCATGAAAGTATTCCGGCATGACGTGCAGCTCCGGTTTCTTGCACAGGTATCGACCGGCCTGCATGGATACCATCCCATCAAAAACGTAGGCTTCGTGCAGCCGCCCCAGGGTGTCAGCATACGCCTCTGCCTCGCATTCCGGCCTGCCCTCGCCTCCGTGCGCCGCCTCCGTCTCGCGGTCGCGGGTGTGCTCTGCTGCTGCTGATACTGCTCTCTCAAAATCGCTCACGGTAGTAACCTCTCAGTGTTTGCCATCTTGCGGCCTAAGGCTTTCGCCAGCTCGTTGCACAGAATAGAAAAGACGATGCCCCCGAAAAATGCGATGATTGCGATGCTCATACCGTAACTCCCTCATCCTTTAAAATGTCGGCTACAATGTCATCGTGATACTCGTACATATCGCACGAATAAATATGCGTGTAGCAACCTTCTACCGTGTGCTCATGGCCGGAGTGGTAGCCAAGGTTGTAAACCTTAATAAGCACCTTCCTGAGCTTGGCGTTTTCGTCTTGAAGGGTGGCGTAGTCGATGTAAGTGACAAAAGTACCATCAGAATCATCTGGAATGATCTCGCCGTAGCCGTACTCGGACTTAAATTCGTATCGCTTGACCATTAGTTAAACTCCCTTCGATACAGCCAGATATCCTTAACGCGCCGACAGGTGATCGTCCTGCCGTTCTTGCGCAACTCGCTGATACTCGCGCTGACAGCAGAGACAAAAGCCATGTCGATAATGTCTTGGGTGGAATATTCGCGGCCATCTGACAGCAGGGCATCGACCCGCTGCAATCGCTCGCTCTTGTCGAGTTTCGCGGCGTTCATGCTGACGCCTTACGGGTTGCAATCAGGTTTATGTAGCCGGGGCGCGGGCGACAGGTAATATCGAACTCTGCGCTGTTCTCCGCAAAGAACTCTTGCCACTGCTGCTTAAACAAGTCTCCGTTATCCCCAATCCATGAGAGCATCCATTCGCAATCTATGCGCGATATCTCTCCGCTAATATAGTTCCGTGAATTGCCTACACCCTCTTGATACTCTCCCATAATCCCACTCCCTATTTGCTTTGACCTGAGATAATCCTAGTCTCTTAAAATGATGCAGTCAACATAAAAATAATGTCTTGCGTAAATATTATTTATGCTATGCTCTTGGTGTGTTCCATAACTCTACAGGTGAATCCAATGCAAGGCGACGTACCCTTTACATTCCAGCTCAAGCCGAAACTTCTCGCGCAACTGCGAAAAGAGGCTAAAAAACAAGGCACAACCGTAGCCGGGCTTCTCCGCGTGATCATTGCGCGGGAGTGCGCGAAGGAGGTGGGGAAGTGAACGTTATCGAGCATTGCATCGGAGAAGATGGGTACTGCACTGTTTGCAACCTTAGCGCCGAATACCTGCTTGCGAAAGCAACCGCCCGCATCGCACAGTTGGAGGCGCTGATAGCAGATGCGCCGCATGAACATGACTGCCGTATACGAACATGGGGAATAGGGAAAGGGGAGTGCAACTGCTTCAAATCCCGCGCACTGGACACAGGGGCGAAGGGGTGAGCCAGGAATCGCACCCACAAAAAACCCGACCTAAGCCGGGTAGTTTGCGCAGCCGAAGGGAGAGGACGACTGCTATTGCCTGCCTAGGGGGACAGGGCTTTATGTTGACTCCCTGCTTTCACAGGAGTAACGTGGTAGTGCGACCTACGGAAAAGATATTAGCATGAAATGGTTTAAACACGATAGTGCTGCCTCTCTTGACGCAAAACTTGCCCGCGTCAGACTCAAATACGGCATGGAAGGCTACGGACTTTATTGGTTCTGCCTAGAATCTATTGCCCGCAATGTTGAAACCCATAACCTGACTTTCGAGCTTGAAGAGGATGCGGAGCTGCTTTCCGTGGCTACTAACATCCATTACGAGCGTGTTCAGGAAATGATGACCTATATGGTCAACCTTGGCCTGTTTGAAAATTGTGATGGGCGCATTACCTGTTTGAAAATGGCAACCAGAACAGACGAGTACACGCAGAAGTTATTGCGGAATAGTCAGAGTGTCCCGACACTGTCCCGACACACTCCGGACAAAGTCCCTCCTATAAGAACAGAAGAGAATAGAATAGAAGAGAACAGAGTAGAAAAGAAAAAGAAAGCTCGCCCCACAAAAACAACAATGCCAGATGATTTTTTAGTAACTCCCGAAATGCAGGAGTGGGTCATCACTAGACATCCGCACCTAGACTACCAATCGGCGACGGAAGAGTGGACGTTCGCTATGAAGGCAAAGGGTTTTCAGTATGTTAATTGGAAAATGGCGTGGCATAACGCTATGGGAAAGGCGAACGAATGGAAGAAGGAGCGCAACAATGGAAACACCAAGAACACTATTAACGGGGTTACAGACTCGCGGAGACTTTCGCCGGGTGATAGAACGCGCCAACTCCGCGAACAGAGATTTGCCGAGCGAGCTTCCGCCGGAACACCCGATATGGGATGTGTGGGCGATAATGCGTGACCAGTACGGCGCTCAGTGGACGCATGGCGACGAGCCTAGCATGGGTTGGGTGCTGGCGTTGAACGGCATGACCAATGACCAACTCAGGAACGGCGTCTACAACCTGTCGCACCTGGCAGATACCAAGTGGCCACCCAACGCGCAGGAGTTTCGAGATTTGTGCTTAACCAATTTTGAGTGGGAACGGCAATGCCACAAAATCTTGCCCACTGACAACATGATTGAAGATATAACCGGCAAGGAAAAGCGGTGCGCCGAAGGGCTGGAAAAGATCAGGGCATTAAAAGAGCAATTCGGTTTTTAGTTGGGCAAGGTAACTAAGGGAGAGAGCAATGAAACAACACAAGCCAAGATCAGTTCAGCGGCAGGCAGTGCTAAAGCTGTTTGAGACGCAGGACAGCGTGACGAAGTACGACGCCGCAACCGCTATCGGGCTATC